CTTTCTGAGTACCACCGGCTGGGCAAGCCGGGACTTGGACTGGTCGAGGCGGTCATTGACCCGCGAGAGCCACGGAGAAGAGCGATCTTCCTCACGCAAAAGGGCAAGGTGTTCGTGACCCAGCTTATGCGCGTGTTCAATCCAGATTTCTCGTTCGACCGGGACACCGATGCCCGCGTCGAGATCGAGCGGATGCACCGAGAAGCTGCCGCCGCTAGAGAAGCAAAGAACAAGGCTGAGCGAGACGCTAAAAGGAAGCCCAGGCGTTCTCGTTCTACCTGACCATTAGGAACGCTTCTGCAACTACCGAGAGCCTGCTTCCGGGGAAACCGGAGGTGGGACGAAGGGGGATTCTGTGTGGTGCCCGGTGAGGGACTTGAACCCCCATGCCTTGCGGCAAACGGACCTAAACCGTTCGTGTCTGCCAATTCCACCAACCGGGCAAGCAGGAGGTTAGCTATGTCCATAAAACAGCGAGGTCAATCGTTCCAAGCTACGATCCACCATAAAGGTGCGCGGTTCCGACGCCAGTTCCCCACGAAGCTCGAAGCCGAACGCTGGCTTCTTGATGCCAAGCAGGCGCTGGCCGAGGGTCGCCAGCCAAACATGGGCACCAGGTCTTCCGTGGTCGGCTCCGATAACTACCGTCCGACCAACTTTCGGGAACTGGCCGATTACGTGTTCGAGCATCACTGGCGCGGCTCCAAGGCCGAGCGCACCACGCGCATCAATGTGAACCAGATGATCGAATGGATAGGTGGGGACAAGGACTACCGGAAGATCACGGACCACACCTGTGATGTCCTGATCTCGCAGCTACGGGACAGTGGCTACCCGGACAACACCATCAACAAGAAGATGTCCACGCTGCGGGTCATCCTCAAGTTCGCCCATAAGCGGGGCTGGATGGACAGGCCAGTGAGTATCAAGCACTTCAAGGAACGCGAGGGCCGCCTCCGCGTGTTCACCTACGAGGAAGAGCAGAAGATACTCGACTGGTTCCTCGGCGCTGGGGACATGGACATGCACGACTACGTTGTGGTCTCGCTCGACTGTGGGTTCCGCCAAGGGGAAGTCCTAAGCCTCTGCGTACAGGACGTGGATGGCCGCAAGGCTTCCGTGTTCGACACGAAGAATGGCAAGCGCCGCGCCGTACCTCTTACACCACGAGCGAAAGAGGTCTTCGACCGTCGAAAGAGGGACCATGAGCGTATTCTGTTCCCCATGACGAAGGACGCCTTGCAATGGCATTGGAACAAGATGCGGACGGGCCTCGGCTATCAGGATGACCCGGAGTTCGTGCCTCACGCCATGCGCCACACCTTCTGCTCGCGCCTCGCTGACCTCGGTGTGTCGGCCCAGGTTATTCAGGCGCTGGCTGGTCACACACGCATTGAAACCACGATGCGTTATATCCACTTGTCGGAGCGTTCTCTGTTCGATGCGATTGACAGACTGGCCGAGAGTGGTATGGAAACTTCCACACGCGCTGAGGCCACGCCACAAGCCGTGACGCCACACGCCACAACGGCTCGCCACATGGCCCTGAGTGGAGCATAGTATTCCGGGGGTGGATGGTTATAAGGTACTGATTTAGCTGGGGATTTCCGGTCAAGTAAAGATCGGCCCAACAGATTTAGGTTCCCCTGCTCAACCTATCCACTATAGAATAGTTTGACATATCTGCCGCAGAGAGCCTTGGTTTTCTGCGGTTTTTTTGCCCTAAAACCTATCCACCGATGGATAGATTAGAGGCAATACTGTGTGGCGTGCGCCACATCATGTGGCGTGCTCCGGTGGCCCTTCCACTGGAAATCCAGCCTTTTCCCCTCGCCACAGACGCCACACGTGGCGGGGCCTTCGAGCCGTGGGGCGGCAATTACCCCCCACAATAGACCACGCTCACCGCGCACCCGATTACCCCCCGCAATAGGACACGCCCCGGATGCCTACCTCCCTAGGCTGTCCAAGGCTTTCTGTTGCCGGGGTCCATGGAGACCTACGATGACGGAGAACCTGACTGACATCACCTTCTTCAACACCCATGGGATCAAACCTTCTGACCATCCCATGTGGGAGCAGCAGCTAGAGCTAGAGGCCGAGATGAGGTCGGCAGGAATTGCCCGCTTCCGGTCGATGCTGGAGAAGTCTGAACAGCGGGGGATGATGACTGGCGTGGCTTCCGTGCGCCGCTTGATGGTCCACGCTCACGCCAAGACGGTCGAAGCGTTCCACGCCTTCATGGCCGAAGTGAAATCCTCGAAGGCCGGTCGTCGCCATGTGGCCGCAGCCTATCTGGCTGATGCCGACCCGGACGTAGCCTGCCACCTGACCCTGCGGGCACTGCTGGATACCGTGTCGCAGCAGATGAAACTGGCGAACGCGGCTTCCCGTGTCGCCACGCTGATCGAGGATGAGCTTCACTTCAACGCCTTCCGTGAACAGAACGAGGGTGCCTACAACTGGTCTCGCCGCGCCATCCTCGAACGGTCGCAGAACCGGAACTACCAGCGCCGGGTCATGAACAAGCTGGCCCGTAACCGTCAAATCCAGTGGGAAGACTGGACGGACGAGATTAAGGTGCGTGTCGGCACGAAGATGATCGAACTGGTGGTCGAGGCCACCGGCCTGTTCGAGCTTCGCCGCATGAGCGATGGCAGGAACTTCACGAACATCTACGTGACCGCAACGCAGGAGACGCTGGACTGGATAAAGACGGAGAACTCCCGGCTCGAACCCATGTCCCCGATCTATCTCCCGTGCCTGATGCCGCCTCGTCCTTGGACCTCGCCGGTCAGCGGTGGCTACTGGTCGGGCAGGGTGCGGAACCTCCGGCTGGTCAAAACCCACAACCGGGCGTACCTCGAAGACTTGGAGAACGCAGACATGCAGACGGTCTACGATGCTGTCAATGCGATGCAGAACACCGCGTGGCAGATCAACCGCCCGGTGTATGAAGTCATGCGTACTTTGTGGGATAATCAATCCACCCTTGGAAACCTTCCCATGAGCGAAGACGAACCGCTCCCGGAGGCCCCCCTCTGGCTGGAGCCGGGGATGACCAAGGAAGACATGACCCCTGACCAGTTGGAGCAGTTCATGCGCTGGAAGGCGGAGCGGGCGGCGATCTACGAGACGAACGCGAAGGCGGTCTCGAAGCGCCTCCAGTTCTCCCGGATGCTTTGGGTGGCCGAGCGTTTCAAGGACGTGGAAGAGTTCTACTTCCCGTACCAGCTAGACTTCCGTGGCCGCGTCTACGCTGTCCCGTTGTTCCTCAACCCGCAGGGCAACGATGCCGCCCGTGGTCTCCTGACCTTCGCCAACACCGTACCGATCACCGACCAGGACGGTGCTGACTGGCTGGCAATCCACGGTGCAAGCCTGTGGGGCGTGGACAAGGTGGGGCTACAAGAGCGGGTCGAGTGGGTGATCGAGAACGAAGCGGCCATTCTGGCCTCTGCCGAGAACCCCTACGACAATCGCTTTTGGGCTACCGCTGAAAAGCCGTGGCAGGCGCTGGCGTTCTGCTTCGAGTGGGCCGGGTTCAAGCGGGAGGGCTTCGCCTTCCATAGCTCCCTGCCGGTCCAGATGGACGGAACGTGCAACGGTCTCCAGAACTTCTCGGCCATGCTGCTGGATGAGATCGGGGGCAGGGCGGTCAACCTCGTCCCCGGTGAGAAGCCGAACGACATCTACCAGACGGTGGCCGATGTCGTGGTCGAAAAGCTCCAGCAGATTGCAGCGGCCTGTCCCGAAGACACCACCGAGGTCGAGACCAAGGACGGTGGCACTCGGACGGTCGATAGCGAAGGCGCATTGGCCCGCAAGTGGCTCGCCTATGGCGTCACCCGCAAGGTCACGAAACGCCCGGTCATGACGCTGGCCTATGGCGCAACCAAATTCGGCTTCCGCCAGCAAGTCTTCGATGACATCGTGTCGGAATGGCGGGCCGAGGCCAAGGACGCCTTCCCGTTCGAGGGCGCAGGCTGGGAAGCCGCCCGCTTCATGGGCGATCTCATCTGGCAGTGCGTGGGCGAGGTTGTGGTAGCCGCCCGTGGTGCAATGGACTGGCTACAGGAGGTCGCCAAGATCGCCTCGAAGCAGCGCCTGCCGGTCATCTGGACCGCACCGACCGGCTTCAAGGTCATGCAGGAATACACCACCGCCGAACAGAAGCGGCTCGAACTGACGTTCCAGAAGGTACGCCTGCGTCTCCAGATCGACACGTCCACGAAGAAGCTCGACGTTCGTAAGCAGTCGTCGGGCATCAGCCCTAATTGGGTGCATTCGATGGACGCCGCCCACATGCAGCGAACCGTGGCTCGGTGCCATGCCGAGGGCATCCGTTCGTTCTCCCTCATCCACGATAGCTATGGCACCCACGCGGGCAACGCATGGGCCATGGCGCAGTTCTTGCGAGAGGAATTTGTCCGCATGTATTCCGAACACGATGTGCTGGCTGAGTTCCGGGAAGAGATCGCCATGCTTCTTGGCGTCGAGCCGGAAGCACTCCCGAAGCTGCCCCCGAAAGGCTCGTTGGACCTTCATCAAGTCCTGGAGTCTGATTTCTTTTTCGCCTGATCTATCCACCTACGGATAGCTATGCGATACCAATTACCCCCCACAAGAGGACACACAATGTCTGACTCCCTGAAAACTTTGGTTCTCTGCATCTACATGATCGCCGCGCTGCTATTCGTCTCCTGGCTGACGATCACGCATTTCGGTCCCCCGGATGCAGCGGCAACCGTACCGCCCGTAGCCGAAGCCCGCCCACAATGTCTGGCCCTGATGCCGGGCGGCTACTTCCTTCCCTGCAAAGAAGTCGAGCCGAGCCTCTACCCGAACGAGTGGCTGGCGCTGAGCCATGAAATTTGAGGTTTCCCGATGACCATCAACCCCATGAACTTCCAGTCTGCCCTTGGTCGCGCCATCGCTATCTGGTCTCAGGGCAAGAACATCCCCTTAACCCTTGCCGTGGAACTCATGCAGCAGGGCTACGATGTTGCCGCTCTGGAGAGGGCGCACCGCAAATGAGCGACAAGGCCCCCAGCCCAGCGGTGGTCTCTGATCTCTGCCGGGAACTTTACGCTGCCCGGCACGACCATGCCAACCGAAAGACCTACGCCACTGCCCTCAAGGTCCAACACACCGAGCGGGCCGTGCGCCTCAAGGCTCACGCAGTTCGTGACACCTTCCGGGTGATCGAGGGCGATCTCCCCCAAACCTCCAACAAGTGATGGGGACGACCCGACAAACGGGAACAGTAAATGACGAACGCACTGACAAATTACCCCCCACAATAGCAAGGGCGCACCACCAGCGCCCCACCATCATCAACCCACGGCAAGCCCTCGGTCCCCACCGGGGGCTTTTTCCGTTTGCGACAACCGCAGGAAACTCAATGGCAAAGCAGCAGAACCGACCGAAGTACGTTTCGCCAAAGGGCGTCTTCTCGTATCCGCGCCTGACTGAACCGGACACCAAGTTCAAGGACGAGGGCGAGTACTCGGTCTTCCTCATCCTCGACAAGGACAGTCCCGAAGCCAAGAAGCTGATGGCTCAGATCGACGCTGCCGCAGCCGAAAGCCTCAAGGAGGCCAAGGCCAATGCGAAGAACGCTGCCGAGGCGAAGAAGTGGGAGACGAAGTACCTCCCCTACACGGACGTTGAAGACGAAGAGACTGGCGAGCCGACCGGCCAGATCAAGGTCAAGTTCACGATGAAGGCTTCTGGTGTCAACAAGAAGACCGGCAAGCCGTGGACCCGCAAGCCCGCGATCTTCGACGCAAAGGGTAAGCCCATCACCGGAGACATCAAGATCGGTGGTGGGACCATTGGCAAGGTGAGCTACGAGATCATCCCATACGCGCCCACCACCCAGGTCGGTGCCTCGGTGAAGCTGGGGCTTGAAGCCGTCCAGATCATCGAACTTCGCGAGTGGGGCGAGCGCAGCGCCGATAGCTACGGCTTCGGTGAGGAAGATGGCTACTCCCATGACGAGGCCAATAACGACCACGGCTTCGACGATGAGTCCGATCACGAACTCACGGGTGATGAGGACTTCTAATGGTCTACCGGACGCCTGCTTCCAAGCTGGCGGACGTAGGACTTCGTGAAGGCTTCCGCAGCGGGCTTGAGGAAAAGATCGCTGCCCAGCTTCGGTCACTCGGCATCCCGGTCGAGTTCGAGGCTTTCAAGATCGAATACATCAAGCCTGCTCGCAAGGCGAAGTACACGCCAGATTTCCGACTGCCTAACGGCATCATCATCGAGACCAAAGGACGGTTCGTTACCGCCGACCGGCAGAAGCATCTGCTGGTCAAGGCGCAGCACCCCGACCTGGACATCAGGTTCGTCTTCTCAAACAGCCGTACCCGTATCTCCAAGACATCAGCAACAACCTATGCGGACTGGTGCAACAAGCACGGCTTCCTGTTCGCGGACAAGGCCATCCCTCTGGAGTGGATACGCGAACCCGCCCGCCAGTCTCCAACCAACGAGAACACATGACAT